CATGTCATACTTGTTAGCGTTGCGAAGAGCATTCCAGTTGTGAAGTAACACTTCACGAACTGAGGTATACATCTTCTCTAACTTACCTGCGTAGCAAATCTTCTCGCAGATACTAGTTGCATAGGGGCATGAGTATTGCTTGCCACTTGGCAGACCGAACGTGTTAGCAATTGCTGACCGCTTGACATTCGGTGTTGCCATGTTGGTTACCTTGCGGTCGTTAGACCTTTTGAGTTTCGGCATTGCTTCTCCTTTCGTTGAGTTGCCCTATATATAAAGCACATCTAAAGATGTGCTATCTATGAATCGCGCCGTGCTCTAGCATGTCATCGCTGGTGCGATGGTCGTCAAGCAGAGCATTGGCTAGGCTTTTTACATCATCTGGTATGCCGTCTGGTTCATCATCAGCCAGCACCTCCGTGCCATCGGGTAGTATGTAACGCGCTTCGATGTCTACCACTTGGCGGTTTCCATCTGCATACTCTTCGAGTTCACCCCATAAATGAACCCCCCATTCGACACCATCAACTGTTATCCAGTTGTATAAAGTCACGCTGGTCATTAGAGCCACGCTTCCAAGTGATGGCTCTCTACTATGGCACGTGCTGGCGCTGTCACTGAGCCACGCCATGTCACTCCCTCTGGGAGTGTTATCTGTTTGTCGTAGTCCTCATCACTGCATGCATAGATGGCTTCGATACATGGTTCCACCATGGTAAGTGGAACTGGGGGGTAGTGATTGCTTCGCAATTGGATTGCGATTGATTTCCGAATGTCAATGACATTCTCTGCTAAGTCTTGCGACATGTTATTACCCATTACTTGCCTCCATTTCTAGTGCTTCGGTGTCTGTCTTTCCTTCCTTGATACATCCAGCGCAGACATACCAGCCTCCATCTATCATGATGAAGTCGGCTACGCCTTCGCAATGAACGCACTCTTCATACATCGCTTTCCTCCTGTGATTTGATGAGGTCATCAACCTCTGGTTGGTTGCCTTGCTCTTCTACTTCGTAGAACATCTCGGCATAGTTCTGGTCTTGTTCCCATTCGCCTTGTTCAAAGGCGACATCTATTGCACCTGCCCGCGAGCTGGCTTCTACCTCTTGGTAGAACATGAACTCGCGCTTCTGCCATACGAGATACTTAGGCATACATTCCCTTCCTTTCTTCGTTTTCGGGATGCCACGTTGACTCCCGAACATCACGTCCGAACGCAACTTGCAACGCTTCAGCAACCTCGTTGCTGATGTCTGTGTATTCATTGCCGTATAGATAACTTGCTTGTGGAATAGACGGCACATCGCTATCTTCGGTGTAATCACCGACAATCATGACTCTGTCGCCAGCCCATCGCCCAGATACACTGGTTCGTGGCAGGTCGCCACCTCCACGAGCAGGGCTAGTCATCACGAGCAGATACATTGCATCGGCTAGCGTTCCTTTGAACTCGCCTAGTTGTTCGACTTGCTTTGCACCGAGCCCTAATCCATAAGGCTCAACGCATTCTTTCTTATCGTAATTAACGAGTAGGTGATACTGACCCATTGTATTTCTCCGTTTCTTTGATGGTGCTAATCACTTGATTAGCAATGATTCTGTGTGGGTAATCGCCCAAGTTTGCAAGCATCTGGCGTAGTAGTAAAGCACCTATCTCTGACACTTTACTTTCTACAGCAGTAGCCATCTGGTCTATCAATACATCCCACTCCTCGCGGAGATAGGCGGTCGTTGCTATTAGGTCGCAGTCCAACTCTTTGACATCATCAACTAGTTGGTTCCACGAATCTCGGTCATTCTCAATGACCAAGAGCCAGTCGTTTGCGAACTGCTCAGCGAATAAATCGCTAAGCGATTTAGTTATCATCGGCATTATCTATTCTCCTTTTCTAGTTGTTTTACTTCGTAAAAGTGTTGCTCGCAATAGGTGCTGTTCTCATACCCATTGCGTCTATACAACACGATGGTTGTTTCGCTTGAATCAGCCCAACAAACCTCGCACGAGGCAAGTGCTGGCTTGTATGGACTAGGGTGTAGTGGTTTGGGCATTACTTTTTCTCCTTCGCTAGTTGTTTCTCTGCTTCATCTATCGCTTGCTCTAGTGCGTAATACATATCTTGGAACTCGTAGTCCTCGAAGATATGAACGGCTCTTACCCACACTTTGGTGGTGAGCATGTCCTCGTCATCAACGCCATACTTTTCCAAGTCATCTTGCGTATACCAGTTGCCTGCGATTACGCTGTTAGGGTTTAACTTCTTTAGGAGTTCTATTGCTTGCGCTACTATCATTAGATTCTTCCTTCCACTCGTATTTCCTGTATCTGTAGTTTGTCAAAGACAAGACCATACTGGTCTTGCAAGATGGCAGTTGCGTTTGCTTCTGCTTGCTCCTCGTTCTCTGCGAGAACGCTGGTATGTATCGTTGCGTATTGACCAACGAATGTTATTTCGTATTGCATTTCGTTTCCCATTAGGTCGCACTTGACATTAGGAAACTCATGCTTCGCCTTACAGATAGAACACATGCCATAGTCAATTGAATCTATGGCTTCTTGCAGTGTTTTATATTTAGCGTTCATCAGTATTCACATCCTTTGCATTCGGGACGGAGGCAGTCACCGCATGTGATGACCGCCTCAGTCGTGTTGGTTTCTGTCAGTTCCAAATGCTTGGCTCTGACTTGGTTTCACGAATGGTCGTGTTCCAATGGTTATCTTCAGCAGAACTTTGTTCTGCTAAATGATTGCGCCAGTCCGTATCTCTACGCATTGCGCCAGCGAGAGCCCCGATTCCGAGGCACATTCCTGTATAACACAGGAAAAGAATTGATAGGATTAAGTCGTTATTCATTAGGCAACACTTCCTTTCAGGGTTAGGTAAGCCTTTGGCTCTACCTTGGATATCTCGCTGGCTACCAGCGCGAAGTTTGGATAAGCCTTGAATGCTGATAGAATCTGCTCTATCTTCTTCGAAGACCTAGCGGTTGGTGTAGTGATACGAACTTTGGCAAACACACGCTTGTCATCTGCCTTTGCTACATGGACAACGCCGTTCTTCACGACTGCTGTCAGTGTCTTGGTTTCAACTGTTCTCATTGTCTAGCCTTTCTGCCTCTCGGAGTTTCCGTTTCGGCGACATTTATCTAAGCAAATCTTTGATTTGCTATTCAATGAAAAGAAATGCATGCGCCTGCGAGCTATCAATAACCCATCTGCGACCTGCGTATAGCCCATCCGTCATGTGCCTATTACACATGTCGCGTGTGCCTGTATCGTGTGTGGCATGTGCCATGTCATGTGGTTCATGTGTTGCGTCATGTGTAATCATGTGAAGACACGCCGTGATTACGCTCAGTCAGACGGCTGGATTTGACATGAGGGGCAGGCTTAGTGTAAAATTCTCCTCGTCGCTGAATGGTTCAGCAGACAGAGAGGCAGTTATGAAAGAAACATTTTGGGACTCTCACGACCTACTCGTGAATGTGTCAGATGAGATTCAAGCGGTTAAACAAGCGTATGGAATTCCCCACCTCGACCATGTGCCCGATTTCGAACTTACGCCATCGCGTATGGCTGGACACGGGGACTTGGTTAAGTTGAAGAATGGCAGTGTTGGAATTGTGCTGGATGTCGCGGATGAATACGGGCAGACAGTGCTCGCGATAGTGGTTAATAGCGGGCGCATAATCACTAAGCGGGTTAGGTAGATAGTCAGCGGACGCACACGCGTCATTAGCACATGATGGTGTGTTTTGTCAAGTTGAGCGTAAAATTTCGTGGGGCAGGGGGCGACCTCTGCCCCTTTTTTTGTGCTCGCGCCCTACGCTACCCCACCCTTTTTAACTCACACCCCCCCCTATCCCCCCACTATCAACCAAAATATTTTCACCAGAAAACCAGCTCTGACCAGCACTTTTGTTATACCAAGAAAAAAAGTTTGATTTACCCCTTGAAACACGCCGAAGCTCTAGCCCCCTATATAAGTGTAACGGCTGAGTTCCACGAAGCCGTAAAAGGCAGGCTTTCTGCCTGCCTAATGAAACCCTTAAGCTTTGGTGGGGATACCTCTGTCTATCCCCCTGTAGACCCCTACAGGTACAGGAGATGACTTGGAAAGAAATTTAACCCCCGAAGAAGCCAGGAAAGAACTAATAGACCAGGTCCGCCAAGGGCGGACTATTACCGATGCATTAAAGGTTATTGGTCGTTCTCGTTCTTGGTATGACACTCAACGGCGAGAAGCCGAAGGCTTCTCTGCTTATATAGATAATGCTCGGTTAAGAACCTCTGACCTGGCAGATGAAGCTCGCTCTGGTCTAAACGACTTCGCGAGCTTTTCTGAGAAATACCTGGGAGCTAAAGTCTGGGACCACATGCTTAACGTGGTCGATATGTTGGAAGGTAAGGAACCTCGCTGGATACACCAAGCGATGACTTACGAAAAAGGGTCGGCGGGTTTGTCCCGCCTCTTGGTAAATGTTCCTCCAAACCATGCCAAGACCATGACCATCACAATTAACTACGTTACCTACCGCGTAGTTAAAAATCCCAACATCAATGTGATTGTTATTTCTAAAACCCAAGAGCAGGCAAAGAAGTTTCTTTATGCTATCAAGCAACGCCTGACTCATCCTCGGTATGCAGACCTACAAGCAGCCTTTGGTCCTACCGATGGGTATAAAGCTACCGCCGATATGTGGTCAGCTAACAAGATTTATCTGGGTGCGGATGTCCGCGAATCAGATGCTAAAGACCCTACCGTAGAAGCTATTGGTATGGGCGGTCAAGTATACGGAGCACGTGCTGACTTAATCGTACTTGACGACGTTGTTACGTTATCCAACTCAGCAGAGTGGGCGAAACAACAGGAGTGGATTCGCCAAGAAGTTGCCAGCCGTCTTCCACCAGGTGGAGGGCAGCTTCTTGTCGTCGGTACTCGCGTTTCGGCAGTTGACCTCTATAAAGAACTACGAAACCCACAACATTACACGGACGGAATCGTACCGTGGTCATACTTGTCCATGCCTGCCGTATTAGAATACGCAGACGACCCGAAGGATTGGAAAACCCTTTGGGCTAAATCAGAGCAACCTCTTATCGAAGATGATATCCCAGATGAGAATGGAAACTTTGACCGATGGACAGGACCGCGTCTAACCGCGGTCCGTAATGAGGCTGGTCCATCCAAATGGTCTTTGGTTTACCAGAACCTCGATATAGCAGAGAATGCAATCTTCGACCCGATGTGCGTTAGAGGCGCAGTCAACGGAATGAGAAAATCGGGTGCGCTGGTTGCAGGCGCTGCTGGTCATCCAGATTCACCGCAGAACTTCTACCGAGTTATCGGTATTGACCCTGCTATGTCTGGTGATACCGCAGCAGTAGCTTATGCAGTCGACCGCAGAACACAAAAGCGCTATGTCATGGACGTTTACGTCATGAGCAGCCCCACACCTGCAGCGATTCGCTCTCTAATTCGAGAATGGACGGATGCTTACAAGCCTCATACTGTCATCGTTGAATCCAACGCATTTCAGCTTTTCCTAACCCAAGACGAGGAAATTAGAAACTTCCTCGCAACTCGCGGTATTGCATACCGCCCACACTACACAGGTAATAATAAACAAGACCCAGAGTTTGGTGTAGCTTCTCTGGCTCCGTTATTCGGAACCGTTACTAAACGTGATGGCAACAATAACAACTTAAAGCATGCTGACGATAACATGATTGAGTTACCAGACTCTTCACGAAACGAACATGTAAAGAAACTAATAGAGCAATTGGTTGTTTGGCAACCAGGGGTTCAAGGTAAGAAACTTAAGATGGACGCTGTAATGGCGCTCTGGTTCTGTGAGATTGTAGCCCGTGATGTTTTGTTAACATCTTCAGGTATACCAAATTTCTTGAAGAATGAATTTACCCCACAAAAAGCAATAGAGGACAGATACATAATTAACTTAGATGATTTAGCTGCCTCCCAGCGAATAGCGAGATTGTAATAATGAGAGAACTTGTACAAGCATACGAGCAAATAAAGACTCGTAATTCCGAGCGCGATAAACGCATGCGCGAGGTTGCATTGGTCCGTTCTGGAAATGCCGACCAAGTATTTAGAGGATTGTTTCCTGAAGGAAACTGGTCCAAGCCTATCATTGCCAACCTCATTGATGTTGTTGCTCGTGATGTTTCTGAACAGGCAGGTGTACTACCTACCATAACAGCTGCTGGAGATTCATCTCTTGATGATAACCAGCGTACCAAATCTGATAAAAGAACTAAGATTGCTAACTACTATGTAGCAGCATCCAAACTTGGTATAGAGCTTCTGCGTGGCGCAGACCAGTTAGGCACTTACGGATTCTGCATACTTAGAGTAGAACCTAACTTCAAAGAAAGAAGACCACACATCCATGTCGAGAATTCCATGGGTGCATATTATGACGTAGATAGATTCGGAGAAGTATCTGTTTATTGTCGTGCTTACTATCGCAAAGCTGGTGACTTAGCAGCTAAGTTCCCAGAAGTAGCAGATAAGATTTTAATTAGCAGCGCATTTGGTAATCGTGCAGATTCCAACCAACTTATCGAAGTAGTTAGATGGACTGATAAGAAGCGCACTGTAATGTTTATTCCAGAACGCGGAGGTCTTGTACTTGCCGAAACACCAAACAAAATCGGTAGAGTCCCGATTGCGATTGCTCAGCGTCCTTCGCTTGATGGCGAAACAAGAGGCGCATTCGACGATGTTCTGCCAGTGTACGCAGCGAAAGCCCGCCTTGCGTTGCTCACTATGGAGGCTGTTCAAAAGTCTGTTGAAGCTCCTCTTGCTCTTCCCAATGATGTTACTCAGCTTTCCATTGGTCCTGATTCGGTTATTCGTTCGAACAGTCCTGAGAAAATACGTCGTGTAAACCTAGACGTACCGCAATTTGCATTTGCTGAAAACAATGTTTTAGCAGATGAAATGAGATTAGCAACCCGCTTCCCACAATCACGTGTTGGTGAAGCAGAAGGTTCTATCGTTACTGGTCAAGGTGTTAAAGCACTTATGGCTGGATTTGATTCACAGATTAAAGTTGTTCAATCAATCCTTGGTGAAGCAATCGGCGAAGCAATATCCATTGCATTCGCTACAGATGAAACATACTTTACTGATGTTACTCGTGAAGTATCTGCAACAGCCAATGGCGTTCCATACAAATTAAAATACAAACCATCAAACGACATCAACGGAAACTATGGAGTAACAGTTGAATACGGTTTGATGGCAGGTCTTGACCCTAACCGTGCATTGGTATGGGGTCTACAAGCACGAGGCGACAAGCTAATCTCTCGCGGGATGCTACGTCGCAACTTACCGATTTCGCTCAATGCTGGAGAAGAAGAGCGAGCAATCGACATTGAAGAGATGCGTGATTCACTTAAGTCATCTATCTCACAACTTGCTCAAGCAATACCAATGATGGTAACGCAAGGACAAGACCCAATGTCAGTTGTTGAGAAAATGGCAACCGTTATTGATGAACGTAAAAAAGGCACACCGCTAGAAGATGCAGTTGCTAAAGCGTTTAAGCCAAAACCAGCACCACAAACACCTGAAGCTCCAGAGATGGGGCAACCAGAAGAGCCTATGGGTATGGGTGGCGAGATGCCACCAATGCAGCAAGGCAGACCAGCAATGCAAGAACTGCTAGCAGGTCTTACTGGTGGAGGAAATCCAAATCTAGCAGCGAGAGTCACTCGCCAAATACCAGCATAATAAGGAGAAACAATGTTCGGAAGACAAGGAAAAGCAGCTAAAGCTCCAGTTCACCCAGGACACCAAGGCAAGAAGAATGGTGGCAAGGGAGTAGGACTAGGACAGGTCGCTAAAGCCCCAACACCTAAAGGTATCAAGGGCAACAACACAAAGCTTAAGTAAGGATAACCATGGCGAAAAAAAAGTATCCCAGGAAATTTCGCCAAGCTAGAGCAGCAGCAAAACCCGCTGCCAAAGCAGCGTTTCCTGGCAAAGTAAAAGCCAAAGTAAAAGACCCTACGGTCAAGTATTCTGCTGACGACGCTAAAATTCTTAGAGAGATTAAGGATGAAGCTAAGAGAGGTTATATTACCGATGATAAAGC